TAAAAAAAAAAATATATAAAAAAAAAAAAAAAAAAAAAAGAAATTGAAAAAAGAAAAAAAGAAGCAAAAGAATCAAAAAAAGAAAAACTAGAAGAACTAAAAAAAAAAGAAAAAGAAGAAGAAGAAGAACTTAAAAATAGAAAAACAAGAGCAGAAGAATTTGAACCAATAATTCAAGATCTATTAGACTCTAAAAACGAAGAATTAAAACAATTAAAACAAATACAAAAACAAAAACAACTATCGAAACGTGAAACCAGATCACACAAAACAAGTGCACAAGATAATAAAATAGACAAATTAGAAGACAAATTAGAAGACGAAATATATAAGTTAGAAGGTCATATAAGAGCATTAAGATACAGAATAAAAAATAACTTTATAGGATTATCTCCCAATCAGGATGATAGTTTTTATAAGTATATAGAAGAAAATTATTAATCAGAATTTAAATATTATTAATCAGAATTTAAATAATAATAATATTTCGATAATATATATGCGAGGAGGATTTAGATATAGTTTTAGAAAAACATCAAAAAGACGGTCTGGCAGAGGTAAAGGTAAAGGACTAAAAAAACACCATACTCGGCGTCATTCTCGGCGTCATAAATTACCTAAGTCACGTAAACATCGACGTAAACATAGACGATCAATGCGCGGAGGATCTATGCAACCATTAACTCCTGCCGATATCGACATTCAAGGACAAGATAACATAATTGGTGGCCATCCGCCGGTCGGTCCCAGTTTTAATCAATCTGCCGGTTATGGATTTAAATTTAGCGATCCCGCATTAGGTGGAAGTTTTCAACCAAATTCACAATGTGAACAATATTAATCCAGACTAATTAAACATTTAGGTAATTGTGTCGTTAAATCTAGATCTGGATCTTCAAGATCTGTATCTTCAAGATCTGTATCTTCCAATTCGGATTTTTGTATTGGGTTAGATTTCCTGGATCGACCATTTTATTTAATGGTTTCCAAATATCGTGTATCGTGTCTATAGATTCTCTATTTTTAATCTTAATAGAGAATTTATTGGAAAATCGATTATATAGATCTGTCGTTGTAGTAATAACCTGGTAATTGTTAGCATGATAATATTTTTTGCGTTTTGCAAATTGCTTTACAAACAAATCATGAGTATCAACTATATCAATAATTAATGGCTGTTCGTGCGGTTGGCGCATTATTCTACCCGATGCTTGAACAATATCTGTTTTAGGAGTAGCCAGTATTAATGTAGTAAGCGATTTAATATCCAATGCTTCGGCGGCCATCGAATAAGTAGCTAATATTAATTGCTTTGATTCGCTTATTTTGAGATCTTTTTCTTTCATTCCTCCAATATAATATCCTGTTTGGCATATATTTCGATGTTCAACCGCTTTAAATATATAATTTAATAACGATTTATTATGTGAAAGCAAAATTATTTGCTGATTAGGTTTTAACAGTAATTCAGTTCTAATCACAGTAATTATAAATTCACTTCTACTATTATAATTACATAATTTAGTAATCATTGTGCTATATTGCGGGTTTCCCCTATAATCCAAAGTTATATGATTATATTCATCGTCATTTTCTACCCGATACTCAATTGCCTTAACTAATACGTTATCCTGTTTCAGTTGCTTCTCTTTATAAACTATTTCGCCTAAAAATGCTTTGAAAACCCATGATAACCCATCTTTGCGTTCCATTGTTGCACTAATTCCTAATACATATTGGGTAACTGTTTTTTGTAATGCTTTACTAAATGATTCACTTGATATATGATGTCCCTCATCTATAATTGTTAAACCGAATTCTTGAAATGTTTCAACTGGATAGTCTTTTTGAGATAAAGACTGTAGCATTGCAATAACAATATCTTTATCGTCTATATCTATTACTTGTCCTTGAAGTGTGCCGATTTTAGTATTAGGAAGAAATTCATTGATTCTTTCTATCCATTGATTCTTTAGAAATTCTTTGTGGACAATTATTAATGTCTTTTTTTTCAATACTTCGATGATTTTAAGAGCCATGACTGTCTTTCCGCGACCGCACCCGACTTCAATTAATCCACCGCCTTTTCCCATGGATAAAGCTTTAAAATTTGTATAATCAATATAATTTAAATACGAATTGATAATATCCAATTGATAATCTCTAAGCTGTCCTGTAAATTTCACATCTATGTTTTTTCCTGGATATATTTTGATTTCTTTAGGAGTACCAAAATATTTTATACCAAAATATCTTGGCAGATATAGTTTATTGGATGATTCCAAATAAATAGGAAAACTATTAGACTCTACTGGGGAATTTAATACTCGAGGTTTAGCCATCAAATTTGTCCTTATAAATTGTTTGGTTTTTTCATCAATACTATTTTTATATATACAATATCCTCTATTACCCAAATATGTTTTTGCTGTTTTAGCTATATCTACAAATAATTCATCGGAATTTGTTATATCCGGCAAATTTTTTATTGTATTTAATGATATACTTGATGATGGCATTTTTGAATTTTTAACAATGTAATAATATAATTATTGAATTGTATTTAACTAATTTTATCAATTTTTAAAAAATATCAAAAAATCAAAATCAAAAAATCAAAATTATAATATATATTATTATTTTATATGAAGTTAATCAAAAATTTTGTAAAAGAAGTTAAAAATCACGAAATTATTTTAGGTATTTTAATGATATTGTATCTATTCAGTGGGGTTGAAACGCCTCACGTAATCGCTCCATATATTGCGAGTGTATTTGGATATGGAGTATTAATGGTTTTGGCGGTAATAATCCTTGTTAATACAAATCCGTATTTAGGAGTATTGGTTGCTATTAGTTTTGCTACATTAGCGTATCGTAGTAATGATGCCCATCCTACAAATGTAATGCCTAGTGATAATTATAAAAATACTGTCATGAAAAGTTTAAATATTGGAAATGAAAGTGTTGTTTCAAAAAATACAGGTATGTCATTTGGTTCATCAAAACCTTTAGAAGAAGAAGTTGTTGAAAAAGTTGAAGTTATCAGTTCAAATAATACTTTAGGGCAATCTTCATATGATAGTGTCTACGATGATGTTCATGGAGCGCTAGATTTAACATCTCCTGAAAATTAAATGGCATAATGTATGGCATAATATAATTATTAATATAAATAATTATATTACTAGTATTAGATATATTTTCTATATATTTTCTATATATTTTCTATATATTTTCTATATATTTTCTATAAATTTTCTATATATTTTCTATAAATTTTCTAAAAATAATCTTGTTCCAGATTTAAATAAATATTCTGCTCCTTTAATTAAAACTATCATTAATATTATACCAATAATAATTGCAAGAAAAGTATTATTTTTAAAGAAGTCTTTGGGTTTTAGCTTTTTTAAAGAATCCAAAGGAGATCCCGAATCAGTTAAAGGAACTTTTGATACACCTGTATCTAATAATTCACCTTCTTCATCTGTAGGTTGACAATTTATATAAATTTCATCTTCTGCTGCAGTTAATGAATTCATCGGAAGACTAGTACTTTTAAATATTTTTCCAAAATCACTTAAATTTGTTGTTCTTGTTCTTGGTGTTTTTATTGTAGATGATAAATATTTATCTATTTTTCCCATGGTACTATTCGATATGAATGCAGAGTTTACTGCTTGATATATTACAAAATTAATATTCTTAATTTTTATCCAATAGAAATCCTGTGCTTTTATGAAAGCATTTAAATTGAGTATTGATTGGGTTTTTGTTGATAAAAGTGATCCTAATGCGCATCCAGTTTGTGTACACGATGTTTCACTTGATACATCTGTTACTATATTATCAATTATTTCTCCAATACTATCTGATTCGTTTTTATTCAATTTAATTGGTATATATACTAATAAATAATTTTTAGAGTATTTATCTTTATGTAGTAACATGCATGAACACATTGATATATCGGCACTACCTTGTCCAGTAACATTTGTATAATTAAAAAGATAATCATTTGTATTTGTTATAAACATTTTATCAAACCAATACTGTGTATTTCCAAATAATACAGGTGGATTTGTTGACGCTTCGCAGAATGTTTGATTTGTAACAGTTATATTTGGTATCATAATTTCATTCGATTCATTATTTACACACGCTCGAAAAGTACTAGATGAAGATGGATAATCATATTTTAAATAACAATCTGACGAACACTTACTATTATTCAAATTTTGTTCTATTTTTATTTCATTTATAGTTGTTCTATAATTTGTTAAATCTAAATTTGACATACTTATATTATATTATTTAAATATTATTTTATGAATGATTTATTGTATTCATTAATAAAATAAATAGTAATACATATTTAGTAATAGTCTTTGATTATCGTGTTTGATTATCGTGTTTGATTATCGTGTTTGATTATCGTCTTTGATTATCGTGTTTGCTGGACGTATTTAATGTTTGTACTTGATAATTATATTTAGTAATTTATTAGATAATTGTATTTAGTAATTTATTTGATTATTTATTTGATAATTTATTAAGTTTTTGAATGTTAAATAAAATATTTATATAATTTAATACTAATGGTACAGAAAGGTACAAAAAGAAAACATAGTCCTAAAGTTAATTCTAGAAAAAGCAAACACTCTAGACGTGTTAGAAATAATAAAATGATTGAAATAAAACGTCAACGCTATAATCGAAATACAAAAAAAAATAAAAATAAGACGAGATATGGTAAAAAAAATTTAAAATATACAAAAAAGAACGGTAAACATAGGTATTATCAAACTGGAGGCGCTGATCAATTTCGACCTACCACTACAGACTTAAAATTAAATTACGAGTTTGACTCTACTAACTATATTATACCTTCTGGTGTTTTTGAAAAAGCAGACACAACGTTTAAAATGTATTTAACAAAATTTAGTTCTGAAACAGATGTAGAAAAAGCTTTTCTTTCTATTCATTCTAGAAATGATCCGCGATTAACAGAAAATCAATGCGATATAATCGATAAAAATATAAAAACGTTACAAAAATGGTATAAAACTGATAAATCGACAGATAATAATGGTATTGAACAAGTTTTAAATAATATTTTTAAATCATATGAAATACCTGTTTCAGGTATTAAAACATATTTGTTAAACGTAAACGATAAGACTAAAAATTTTGTTATTTCACACGATACACCATTATCGGATGATAAATATGTTGTTTCAACTAAAGTTACATTGAACCAAATACCATTTATCAATTTATATAATATTCATCAACAAATAAAAGGCGAATCAGGTAATGAGATTGCTATAAGAATGAAAAAAGATGCCGCAATAAAAGAATTAACGAACATGTTTAAAAAAACATATAAAAATTTACCCCCATTACATACTGCATTTTCATATATAAGAGAAGAAAAACCACGCAGCAATACACAAAGATTAACAGGGCAGTCTGCTTCGCCCAATGTATTTGAATACAGATTTGCTGATGAAGATGGAGGCAATCAATATATATATTTTAATGACGAATGTATTAAACGTGTAAAAAAAATTACCGATGCTAATTTATCTCAATATACCGAGAAATTAATAAAATTAAAAGAACTATTTACACCATACGTTCAACCCGAGTATCATGTACTCGGTGAATCTAGTCCACCTCATGAGAAACCAACTAAAGCTAATTTCGATAAATATAATAAAGAGTTAAAAAATATATTATTATCTGAAATTTACAATATTATATCTAAAATTTCCGAGGAACTACAAAATAAGCAACTAGAATTTACAATTGTAAACAATAATAGAAACTTAATATTAAAGTATATCGATTTTATTGAAAAATATATTGATTATTATGGTAAATATGCACCTAAAGCAACAGCAGCTGAAGGAGCAGAAGTAACAACAGGAGCAGAAGCAACAGGAGCAGAAGCAACAGCACCAACACCATCATCCGACGGATTGCGTACATTTATAGATGATATTGTTAACAAGAGTAATTTAAATATTATAAATAAAATACATAATGTACAAGATGATGTTAATACTATTACTAATATAAAGGATATTATTGGTAAAAATAATTATGGTGATTTTATGATAGTACCATATTCAGTTATGACTGATAAAGTTATTCAAATTGAAGATACAACTATATTTACCGATACACATGATTTATTAAAAAAATTATTAAAGTTTATAGTAGAAATTAACACTAAAATTAACTATAATTTAGATTATATAAAAAAA